GTAAGAGTCTCTATAAACTCATCCTCGGTTCCACCTTGGTTCTCTATAAGTTTTAGAGCATTGGGAACCATCTCCCTACTCTCTACACCTGCATCATCGACATAGACCAGTTCTATGTCTGCTGGAGTAGTTGCTGTCCACTTTGGAATAAATGTTAAAAAATTCCAAAGATTGGCTTTCATACGATTAAACGTATTCATTATTAACTCATAATCCACTAATTTACCTCCTTTAAGTTTGTACTGTTCTTTGTTATCTGAATGAAGTTCACCATATCGGTTAGAAACCAACGCAAAAATCTATCACTCTCCTCTGTTGTAAATATGCTCACATCAAGCAGAGCAGTTTGACCATTTACGCTAAGTACAGGTGTAAAAACTTGTCGTACATTTGGTGGCAAAGGGAAAGAAGGTTGAGCCACTGCGTAGAGGGTTCCATCTTCTAAATACAGACCGAGTATGCGTGTATAGTCCGTGGCTTGGTCTGCTGGACAGTCCACTTTAAACTGTACTGACTCAGCATTGACCATCTGTATCTCATCCACTGGCTTTTCTCTCCATGCTGTAATATCAGCCGAGGTTAAAGCAGAGCTTAGAGCAATATCTTGTGAGCTTTGCTTATAGCTTATTACTTTTATGCGTTCGCCATTTGCATGGGCATTTGCAAGGGCATTTGCTCCTGCTATGGTTAAAAGTATCTTTCCCATTACGACTCCTTTACTGTTATCGCTGTGTCATAAACTTCACTTAGCAGAGCCATGTGGAAGTTTAGAAACAGTTCTGATTTTTCATTTATAAAAATCTCATCCAACACGGTTCTTACATTTTTGTAAACTTTTACATATCTAATAAGTCGCTCCAATATATCTGGAGTAATTGCTTTGGCTTCCAGCGACAAATCCAATTTAAAATGGTACGGCTCCCCCTGGTACTCATACCACTCTATAAGTGCTGCATCTATATCGAGGGCTTCAAACATTTTAGTAAGAGCGTATGGTGTCCCTATATGTCTATGCACCTCTCGTGCATCGGCTACAAACTTTCGTTTCTGCTCTACTGTCCAGAGTTCATCCCAGTAGAGTACTTGCCAACACTGTGCCAAATATGGCAAAAGCTTCTCCTCGCAGGTCAGGGGATTCAGGTCTACAGCTACAGAACGGTCAGGAACAGCCAAGCGATAAGCCATCTCCTTATTTTTCAAGTAAGAACTCTCATTAATTGGTAAAATAGTTAAGTCACTCATCGACCAATCCTTCCAAAAATATTTCATACTCAAATAGAGTTGCAATAGAGTTTTTATCTATGGCAACATTGGCTGCTGGTTCTGTAACTATCACTTCATCTACTCCATCACCATCCAATAGTGCTATAAGCTTAGAGAGCTTCACATCTTGACCGATTTTTAACGTTAAGATGAACTCATTTAAACGTTTAAGTGCCTCAGCTCTTACGGCATCACCATCAACACCAAGTTTAAGCCGTAGCGTAGCGTTTAAACTAAACTCTACTTCTATAGCTCTGTTTATTCTAAGCACTTCATCGCCCACATAGTGGGTTTGGTCACCCATTGGTTTTATCTTTATATCTGTCAATTTATCTATTATCTTTATCTCAAGCAAATCCAACTCTGTTGCATCTTTCTCATTAGCGAACCAAGTAACATTCACTTCACCAGCCTCTGGTCGCCACGGTAGAACGTCAACTATGCGACTATCTACAGATTTAACATGATAGATATAACTCCACTCTGCCCCTGCTGTACTACTTTGCTGTAAGCTCAATAGTGAACGTTCTAAAAAGGCTTCATCGTTCTCCCCTTCTAGTCGAGTTGTGCCATAAAAGTTCATACATGAATCATCAAGATTCTCACCTTTTGCATAGAGAGGTAACATATTTCTAAACTGCTGATTAAACTTTGCATCTTGATAGTTTAGAGCATAAGCAAAGGCTTCAAGCTCTAGCATCTCTCTACTGCTCTCATACGCTATAAAGTCAGGGTCTGTCTCTTTTCGTATATTTACAAGTCGCTCTTTCTGCTCCCCAAACGACAACGGCTCTATAATGTTCAGCTCGGGTAAAGAGTAGATATTAAAATTAAAGGGCATATTCTAACTCCAATCCATTTGTAAAACTCATATAAATCTCCACTTCGTTCAAGTTGGACCCATTTTCAGCTTTTATCTCTTTTGGTTCAAAGTCAGCATCCCATAGACCACCAGCTGGGTTAAAAAAAGCTTCAAAAAGATAACGGCGAAGAAGCATTATCCACCCATCGTTAATGGTTTTGTCGATAAGCTCATGCAGTTGGCTGCCAAACTCAGGAAGCATTACACGACTTCCCAATGGTGTCTTAATAATTCGCTCAAAGCGTTCTAGTTGCTCTTCTGTCATCTCGGTACTGCCACGGCATGGTCTTGCACATTATGCTTGTGGTCGGTAACAGTTCCAAGCTTATCTGATATTTTCATTTTCACATCAAGATTCTTTGTAACTGTTACTTCTCCGTCAAGCGTGATGCTTTCACTTTTTAAAAGAGTTTTTTTGATTCCAGATACTTCTAAAGTAGAAGTAGAAGTATCATATTTAAAAATGGCTCCATCTTCAAACTCTATCACTTCAGTAGTGTCGTTAGCTCCTGCTGGTTCTCTAGAGCTTTTAAAGAAGATTCCTCTTATCAAATACCCTTTGTTGGCATTGCCAAAGGGATGAAGAACAATAACCTGCTCATCTTTTCTTATAGGAATCCAATGTTTTTTAAAAGTACTTGAAAAAGAGAGTACAGGGAAAAACTCTGACTCCTCATCTTCTCCAACACTCACAGTAGCCAATGCTTTACCCTCGCTACTCTTAGTAGAGACAATCGACGCAATGTAAACAATGTTTTTTAATTTTCGTTTTAAATCTGCTAAATCAAACATCTATACACTCCATTCATCGTCTGTATATCGTATTTCAAAAGAGAGTCTACCTGCTATATAACGGTAGTCTTTATCTTCACCTATCATTTCTGTTTTATTCATTTTTCCAAAGTAGCCAAGCTCTGCTGTGGCATCTCTAAACGCGTGTGCCACGCTTTGCATCGCTACACGGGTATCTTTTGCAACTTCAGCAGAAACTGTATCACGCAGAACTACTACAGCAACAAGAGAAAGGGTGTGACCAGAGTCGCTGTCATAAATATTTGAAGTATCATTCCAAAAGAGTGCTGGGAACTCATCGTCGTTTAGTGGTTTGTCTCTCCACTCGAAACAGTTCTTTCCCAAATCAAAGGGAGCATCATTAAAAACGCGAATGGCTTTAAAATGCTCTTCTATTACTCTTAGTATCTCTTCTCTCATGCAATCTCCAAGTAGACTCTGTACTCGTCTATGTTCTCTTTCTCTTTAGTGCTTAGTGCATATTTGGTTCTATCTATTAAAAACGTGGAACGACTGTCGATGTTTCCTGCTTTTTTAACTTGTACTAAAAAAGAGGGAACATAGGCTATAGAGTCTCCATACTCCGAAGAGTTGTCCAAAATAATCTCTGTCTTTTCATCAAAAATAACAACAAACTTTTCAAGAGCCATCTTCTCTTCATTTGTATGCTCTATCTCTATAGCGAACTCATTTTCATCATAAAAGACATCATCGAGGTCATTGGTCATCAACTCTTTCATTTTTGCCTTTCATATAAGCAAAATAAGCCGTTTTACATAGGCTAGAGTCTCTAGCACTACAAAACACGCTTATTTTAAGCCCTATTCTCCAAAGCCCTCAACCTCGGCTTTTAGCGTCTCAAAGTCTTTACCCTCTGTCTCTATAGCTAAAGCTTTTGCTTCTTCTTGTAGCTGTTCAAGCATACCCTCTTCCATTTGCTCTGCTTGGCTTTTTTTAGGAGGATTGGTGCTTCTTGCTGAAGAAGCTGACTTACCTTTAACCTCTTCGACTTTATTTAGTCCAATAAGTCTGTCACCATCTTTCTTATTGCAAGTAAACTCTTCATTAACTTCATACTTTTCATCACTGTGTTCTACAGTTCCACTAACCACAACTACTTTCATTATAGAACCTCACAGTAAGCAAAGCTATCTTTGTAAGTAGGGATTACAACAGGTGCTGACTGCATAAGCAACCAACGCACAGAGGGGTCTTCTTCTTCCCAAGACTTAATAAACACTTTAGTTGCATAAAGAGCTTTCAAATCTTTTATCGCTCCATAAACCACTTTACCTTCAGCTTTTGTTGAAGCATAAATAAACCCTGTTGGGTTAACATAGTATTGAGTATCATCATTCTCATCTGTGTACGTTTCATCATAAACATAGATTGTTGTTGCAATTTCAGGAATATACCCAACCATAATGACATTCTCTTCAATAAGCTCAGGCTTAAGTGAACCACGGTCAATTCTACGTTTATCAAACATATCTAGTGTTTCAGGATGGGAGATATAAGCTTGATACGCATCGACACCCATCACAATAACATTTGGAGCTTTTCCACCAGCGTCTGTACGCTCTTTTCTAATATCTCTAAACGTCTTCATAGGAGACGATGCAGGGTCATTCCATAGACCTGTACCAGAGAGGGTTTTAACCTGAGATTCAGAGAAGAGACAGTCAATCACTTCATCTACTCCATCCCCTTTTACAGGACACTTGCCTGTCTGTAAAACTTCCGATGCCATCCATTCAACTCTTCTATCAATGTTTGCATCACCCTCGGCAATCTCATCTGAAAGTTTTTCAGCGACACGGTCAAGCACAGTTTCATCGTTTGCGTAAATCGGTCGATTGGTTTGACTAAGCACATCAGTAGCATCTGTGGGGAATTTCTGTTTAATATACGCAGGTTTATAAGTCTGCGTACTCTTCTTGATTCCAGACATCACTTTTCCACCGATTCTTGGTGAAACAAATGGAGCTAAAGTTTTAGAACCACTTTTTAAAATAATGTCAATGTGTTCAGAATCATCTTCAATTACATGGGAAAAGAATGTTCTCTGTAGAAATCCACTCGTAGGAAAAACTTCTACTCCCATGGAAATGAGTAATCTTGTTTGAAATAATACTTCTAACTCTTCAGGTGTCATGTTATGCTCCTTTAATGTAAATGCCCTTAGTTCTAAGGACAGGTTTGATTTCAGCTACAGTAATGCCACTAGGCACAATAACTTGGTCAGCCAGTTCTACAACACCACCAAAAAGTGCAACTGTTACCACACCCTCAGCTGTAGGTGTAACATCTTGCATTAAAATTGCATCGGCATTCTCTGCAACGGCTAATACCTTGTAATTAGTAGCACCATCTTTTTCAAGAACAGTTCCAGCCTTAAGAGCTGTTGTACCTGTTACCGTTGCCCCATCTGTTATTCTATTTGTTACAACCATCTTATTTACCTCTCTTTTTTGTTGCTTTTTTTACCGATGCAGTTACTGAAGCTTCTGCTGTTCCAACTTGACCACCACCATCAGTATGAGCAGTAGAAATATTCTTCAACGCAGCAGCAGCTTCAGCTCCACCCTTAGCAAAAGAAATTTGAGCGTTGGTTAGCTTGTCCTCTTTTGCATCAAATAACGCTACTTTGACATCTTTCACAGTAGAAGTACCGTTAAACATATGCTCTTGAATTACAGCTTGATAATGAGGTGCATCAATATTTGCAATAGCCTGAATACGCTCACGCTCTGCTGTAGCACCTGCTGTTAAAATTTCTTGGTACGCTGTTGGATTCATTGTTTTAAACTCTTCAGCTGTCACAGCTTGAGTCTCTGTTGTTTTTGTCTCTGTTGCTGGTGTCGATGCACCTGCTCCTTTTAATTTTGGGTCTGGCATGGAATCTCCTTGTAATTTTGTAATTAAGGCTTCAAAAGTGCCTAATTCGTCTATCATCTTTGCGTCAAGAGCTTTAGAGGCAATCATTACATCACCTTTCCCAAAATTCTCTTTTACATATCCAACTGTTACATCCCTATATGTTGCAATGCTACTCACAAAGATATCAGCCAAATCGTCAGCCAAAACTTGAATTTTAGCTCGACCATCGTCACTTTTCAGGTCAACTCTTTTAGAGGGAGATACAGCAGAAACTATTTCTATAGTCTCAACACCTAAATCCTCTTGCATTTTAGAAGTATCTAAAAAGGCAAAAACAACACCTATGGAGCCAATCAATGCTGTTTTGTTAGCAACTACTCTATTACAAGCTGATGCCAACCAGTAACCAGCACTTGCACCGATTCCATCTATATAAGCCGTTGTTGGCTTAGTTAATGCTCGTATCTGCTCTGAAAGTTCAGAGATACCCGAGGCTTCACCTCCACCAGTATCAAAATTAAGCACTATCTCTTCTATATAGTCTTTCTCTTCAAGCCGTGCTATGGCTTCAGCAAAATGCTGTGTACCATAAACCGTTGAACACGCTTCAACTTGCCCATAGCGAAATATTGGACCTGTTATATTTACTATTCCAATGTTTTCACGAATTTCAACCATGCCAAAATATTGAAAGCTACTAAAAGCATCATCTTCTGGTTTAGTGTTAATACTCAATGGTTTTGGTTCTACAAATTGATTTTGTTTTTGTTCAGAAAGAAGTAAAGAGACAGCATTTGACACAAGTGTATCAGTTGCGAGTAATGGTGTGTTGGCATACTTTAAAAATAGTCGTCTATACACCTGCTCTCCTTTATTTTTTAATTATTCAAATCATAGCTGTTTTTGATTTTTTAAAACATGCACCAAAAAAAGGTGTCAGTAAAAAAATGTGTCAGTTGCTTGAAAGTTCTTTAAACTTAATTTTCTGTTCTTTTACGAAATTATTATATCGCTGGACATCTTCTAACGCCCAGCCATAAAATTTTTTATAAATTTTCAAATGTTTTTTTCTTAAGTCGTTAACATCGAGCATTTTTACATAGAACCAAGTTGGCATAACTACCATGGAGCTGTTGTTTTCCAAAAAAGAGACATGGTACTTTGGTTCCAGCTCTGGAATAGGAGATAAATCGACCTCTGCGATAGCAAACTCATAATAGTTTGGCTCATAGTATTTAATTTGAGTAGATGAACACCCTATTAAAAATAGCATCATCATGCTCAGTAGTATATACTGTTGCATTCTTCTCTTCATATTGCTCAACCTCCTCTACAAGTTCATTTATCTCCTTGGCTCTCTGCTCTCTCTTCTCTGCTGTTATGGCATTTTCTACAGCTACATTTTGCTCTAGCTTTGAGATGGTCTCCTGCCGTTTATTTATGGTATTGCTCTGCTTTTTAAATATGCAAATAAGAAAGAGGACTAAAGCTACAATAAAAAAAACAGCAACCCACAATCTATTTTTTTTACCAAAAAAATTTAGATTACTTAAAAGGGAAAGTAGAAAATTAGGCATAAAAAACCTTTGTTTTCTGTGCCATCTTAGCTATTTTATTGGCTCTATCTCTCCCATTTACGATACGTCTGGCTCCTATGAAGTTAGATCCGTTCTTATTAAAATAATCATTCAGCTTTTTACCTGTAAATAGACCATGCTTCATGCCATAAACTAGAATAAAAACAGCATTATCAAAAGCAAGTGCAAATTCTGGATGTTTAACCAAATCTGCATCAAGCAATTTTCCAAATTTCTCATAATTTTCCTTATGGGTAATCTGAATGAAGCCTCTACCGTAATATGGGTAGTACTCCAGATTGTCTCTTCTCCAAGAGTCGGTCAACCAAAAAGCCTCCTCTACTGGTCTAAAGGTTCCCATGGTCTCATGCTCGACAGTAGCTAGAACATATTGGATTTGCTCTGTTTTTATAATACCCTGCTTAATGCACTCCTCTATAATTAGCCTCTTTGTTCTACTTATTGCTCTATGCATAAAAAATATCCTTATATTTTGATTTTTTAATATTTTTTCTAAAGACTGCTCGAATAAACAGTAAAAATATAAGCAAAGCAGATACCAGCAAGGTAACCCACTCCTCCACATGCTGTGACAGTAGAGCCACAGCCATTGTGGCACAAATCACAAGCAGGGTTGTTCTGCTCTGCTCCCATATCTTGTAATAAAAACCATAGCAAATAACTATAATCATATATGCTATAAAAAACTCCATCTCGTTAGACATCTCTCTCTCCTATTTCTCTTCTCGCTCTCATCAGTATTGTGTCGCTCAACACTGATGCGAGGACTGAAAGTGTTATTTTTAGTAAAAAATTACTCTCTTCCCAATACTCAAGCTGTATTGCATAGACGACAACAGATACCAATGCTCCAATAGCCGAATGCAATGCACCTCGCACGTACATTTTAAAAGAGTTATCTTTTGTAAGTTCTGAAATATTTTTCTCTAAATATCCAATAAAAGAGAATATAAAAGATACAAAAAATAGCACAATCACAAAGAGCCAAAGTGGGAAATCTTCATTAAAGTTCATTTTCAAACTCCTCTCTCATAATATACTCTTTCACATAGGACTCTCTACAGTGTGATTCATCTCGAAACAACCAATTTATAAAATTTACAAGTCGTTCATACTTGTTCTTAAAAGCTATTGCAGATATGGTATGGTCTTCTGTATTCCATATCATTGTTGCTAAGAGCTGGTCTATAGCAACACCTATTCTATAGAGATAAGTAGTAAGCTCATCACGGAACCAATAGATAACTATTCCTGCAATGATAAGTACAAACCAGATTACGCTCATCATCATAAATGCTACAAATATCAACAGTGCAGAGATAAAGGGTCTCTTTTCAAATTCATTTTCATTCTTCATTGTTTTTCACCTTATTGTTAGATTTTTTAGTTTTATTTTTTAATTTTTCAGGCTTTATCTTTTTGTCCATCAAATTTGCAGATATCATCTTTCTACTCTCATCTTCTGCAACATTAATATTGTCATCATAGGAAGTACCATTCATCATGGAAGATTCACGCTTCCTTGTGCTAAATCCAGCTTCGACTCTCATCTTCGCTGCTTTAACCTCTTTTATCTCGTCGATAGCACCTGCAAGTTCACCCGTCCAGGTACATTTTAGCCATGAGGCACGAGTGAACGGGTCTTCTAAAAATCCTTTTAACTCTAAACGTCCGAGTAAAACAGCCTCTTCTATTACTCTTTCGTAGATAGGTTGACACCAACGGTTAACAATAAGCGTACGCATTCTTTTAAAGTATTTCCACACTTGAAGTAGTACTGCTCTGCTCGATGTAAATGAGTTATTAAATTCGGTCATAAGCACTTCATAGGAGAGATTCAAACCAACAGCAAGTTCTTTTATAATTGCCTTATGAAAAACATCATAATTTTTATTTGGTCGCTTCGGGTCTGCCATTTCTATACTCTCACCCTCTTTTAAGTTCACGACAGAACCAGCACTCATGCTGTAGTCAGCTGTTTCTTCACTTTTTTCCTCATCGAAATCAAAGCTTAGACCTTCTCCACTTTCAGATTTTACGAACACAGTAAACAGAGCAGAGACCAAAGAGGCTGTTACCTCTGCATCGGTGTAGTCTCCAAGAGTTTTTACAAGTTGAATAATTGGTGATAGGTAAGGAACTCCCCTCTTTTGTCCTGCTTCAAGTTTCTGAAAAAGGTGAAGGACCAGGGGGCGACCCTCGTCATCAAAAGCTCGAACTTTTTGCCACTCTTTTTTGTAGCTAAGTCCATTTGGATGCTCTTTTAAAATATGATAGAAGATTGGGGCATTGTTGCCATCTACTTCAATCCCCCCTGCAAAAGTTGCTGTATTGGTTGCCATATTTGGGTTTGATACCTGATCGGCTCCTATGTTGGCAACTGTTGTAGTATAAGGTGTACTTGGTCTTTCGATACGTGGAAGTAAGGAGAAAGAGTCTCCACCTATAAGCATCATATAAAGTTTTGGTATCTGTAGTTCATAGAAGTTCTGCGAACGTTCTGCATCTATGTTTACCGATTCAGCATGAAAGTTAAACTCTCTTAGCATCGCTTTGGCTATTTTTTTAGCTTTTTTCTTTTTTATTCCTAATGCTTTGTGGTCTAACGTTGGGTGTGGACGTAGACCAGAACCGACGATATTATCTAGGTTTTTGTTGACAGCACTTCTTGCTAAAGAGTTATTTTTATAAAGGGCATCCGAACGCCCTCTGAGCGTAGGTAAGTCTTTTATGGAAACATCGGGTGCTGGTTTACGCATCGCCCATCGTCCAAGCTGACGTGAACGTTTGGCTCCACTGTATTGTGTTTTGGGTCTGTTATATTTTTGCGAAGCGTAACTCATGCTCTATACCCCAACGTTTTAACAGTTGGGCCTCTACGAATTTTTAGAGATGTGTTGTTTGGATTTAGTTCAGAATTGGCTGCGTAGATCTCTTTTAGTTCAGCTTCCCATTTTTCTAAATCGGCAGTAACTTCAGAGAGCATTGCTCTTTGTTGTTCCCTACCTGCAATTTTATAGCGTTGTGATTTAAGCACAGAAGAACGAGCGTCCAGTGCTTCTTTATGATACTTTTGGGCATCTTCGACGGTATATATAGACAAAACAGACCTCTTTGTAGTTTTGTCTTATTTTGCCTTATTTTATTTTTTTTAGATATGCACTAAAAAAAGGTGTCAGTTATCGTCTGTTAAAACGTATAAATCCTTTCAACTTCTCTTACTTCCTCTTGCAGCGTATCTGACCCCATAAGGAACTTTTCTATCGCTTCCCCTTTATTAATGCCTTTTTTAGCCATAAATCTATCTATAGCAAGTTCTAGCTTTATCGGTAAGTAAATTCTTACAAGCGTTCTCTTCTCTAAAGTATCTTTCTCTTTCTTTGATATAATTTTCCCCTATTCTATTATCTTTTATAAAAAGCTCGTTTACCCAGCTTCGCCAATTTGTCCAAGTCTAACCCTTTTACACACTTGACTGCTGCCGAGGCATACACGGCACAGTCTAGGGCTTCATTTCGTCTTTTCAGTTCGTTTTTCCATCTCCCCTCTTCATCTTTGGTCTCTTGCAGGAACTGGTTCAAAAATGCCTCGTCACTCATATCATGCTCCATTACAACACCTTCATAAAATTTTTGAATATTATGTGGAAAGTGTATATAACGTGTTCCAAACTGCTCTTCTACATCGGATATAATGTCATCTTTTGCAGAGTTTACACCCAAGATATAGAGCTTTAACGGTCTATTTTTCTTTGTTTTTATAATGCTAAAGTCTTTTACTATTGGGTCATCTATACTTTTACCTCCTTTTACTGCGAATAATCTATGATTTTTATAACGTCTAAGCACGTAATTGTATACATGCTGGGTTTTGTCTCCTCCTGTGTCGATGGCAGATGTAAATATTTTCATAGCTCCACCATTTTCACACTCAAAAAGCTTTTTAAACAACAGGTCATCTAAAAGTTTTTGAGTTGTTGGATCTTTTGGGTCACCTGTAACGATGTAGTGTGCGATTAGATATCGCTCTCTATCGTTTACCCAACCATAGACGCTCACTTCAAATCTATTTCCTTGTGTATCTACTCCTGCACTTAGTAGCACAACATCTTCAGGAACCTTTGTATATTCCTCTCTTCTTTGTAGGAGCTGGTCAAGGGTTGTTTGTACTTCTTTTTCGGATTCGTCGTCATAGACGGAGCCGTCAATGGTGTTGTACCAAACTTTTATTTTTTTTGTTTTCCCATACTTCTCTTTTTCACCAAGAGCAATCAAATATTCTGTAAATACATCAAACCAACTCTTCCAAGGAGAGTAGTAAGAGGGCAAAAAGTAAGTTTTTCTAAGTGGATTCCTAAAATTTGGATTTTCAGGAATCCACTTAGCCCCATTTTCAAGAGCCATCATCTCTGTTTTCTCATACTCTTTGATGATGCAGTCATTGTGAGGGCATCTATAAATCACATCAGAGAGAAGCTCATAGCTCTCTTTGTCATACTCATAGACAAAATTCTCTTCTGAAAATTTTATGTACTCGGCACAGGTTGGACACTTCATGTTGTAGTAGTTTCTGTCACCGTACATCGACTCAGCGTAAATCTTAGAGTTTCTACGCTTTGTCGGTGAAGATTCACAAAAAAATTTCTTTCTAATCCCAAAGGTATCAAGCCTTTTCTGTAGCAGGGAGATAGGGTCTCCCTCCCCCTCTACATCATCGGGCCATCTGTCTACATCTGATGCTAATATTGCCCCATAAGTCACTGAAGCGTAAGTAGACTTAGATTCTGCCCAACGCCAGTTGAGTGTTGTACCACTCTTTCTCATAACCATTTTGAGCGTCGATGAAGTTTTGGTAGAGCCTTGTTTAATGGGATAAAAAACCTCATTTTTAAGTACAGGTGATGCGTTTACCCCTGACCAAACTTTACTCTTGACATGGTCTTCAAGAAGTGGCTTAGTGGGGAGTACTCCCATCATCGGTCTACTATACAAGTGTGCATAGGTAAATAAGAAGTCGTTACCCAGCTCTGTAATGGCTACCTGTACCCCTTTGCAGACAAACACCTGCTGTGTAGGACTCTGTGGTGAGAGATGCTCTGCTATCTCTATGGTGTAAGGTGTTCGGTTGCTATCTAGCTTACCATGTTCACTTGCACCAGACTCTGAAAGATAACGGTATTTGTTACGCCACTCATCGACTCCGATTTGTGGGTCTGGTCTTAAGCCGTCTTTCCATGCTTGTAAGACTACACTCATTTTAACTCCCTCTTCCTAATCTCAAATTCAATCTTCTCTTCAAGTCGATGCCACTCTTTGATGGCAAATACCTCACCTCTTTTTACTCTTTCAAAAAGAGCTTTTCTAGTCTCTACCTGCTGACCAAGCCTACCCTTTTCGACCACCTCCTCAAAGCTTAAATTTGGAGATTCAAGCTCAAAGTATCGCTCTATCTCATCAGCTCGAAACAAGAGCATGGCGAGAAGCTGTACTTTTTGAGCGTTGTGGGTCATTTAAATATACTTTTTTATCTCTTCTCTTGTTAGGCATTTAAAAATATTATCAACAATCAATCCCTCTTTCTTCATGTATTCCTTGCACTGTTTTTCTATTCCTACAAAATATTCTTTACCTGTCCAAACATTAATAACAACATACTCCATTAGCTCTCTACTCCTCTCTTAAAATACTTAAAGAATAAGCCAACTTTAAAGCTATATCTTCAAGCTCATCTCTATCTAGTTCTTTAAGTTTATTTTTTAATTCTTTGTGACTTTTTTCTATTTCTTCTTTACCTGTTTTGCTATCAATTATCAAAACTATATCATGTGCTGTTGTCATATATTACCCTCCTTATACTCCGACCAAGAAACTTCTTGACCATTAATCACAATCGTATCGACCGAGGTATATTCACACCACCTCTCCACTATCACTTGCATATATTTGATATCAAGCTCCATGCCTCTAAACTTTCGACCCATGTTTTCACACGCTATGAGGTTGCTACCACTTCCTGTAAAAAAGTCACAGACAAAATCTCCTTTCTTGGTAAAGTTAAGTAATGCTCTCTCATTTATCTCTACTGGCTTCTGCGTTGGGTGCAGGTAGGTAGCTGTGTTGTCCTTTTTGACTCTCCAGAGCGTCTCACCGTCTATCATGTGATCTAATATGCTCTGTAGTTCTGCTTTCTTTGCCTTTTTTACAAAGTCTTTCTTAGCATCGTTTTGGTACTGCCACACAGAAGAACCACGCCCACTTTGGAGCTGATTACCACGGTTCACGACCAAGGCTATTTCGTAGTCTGTGGCTAAAGTTTTGGCACAGTCACCCATGCCACCACCACCTTTGTGCCAAATTATCATATTGGTAATCTTCTCAAATGATTTTTTGGTACGCTTAATCCACTCATCGACCACTTGGTAAGAAGTCCAAATCATAAAAAAGCCATTGGTGTAGCGTTTGGCTAGTGGTATGAAGTTTAAAAACTTATCATCATTTTTTATCATGCCATATTTAGGAAGTTTTGGGTCATACGATATGCCGTATGGTGGGTCACTTAAGAAGTGAATGGTATTTTGCTTAGGAGCTGTACCCTCTAACAGATAAAGCACATCCTCCTTTTTTGTTGCATCACCACAATAGAGGACGTGGTCATTTAAGATGATGTGGGCACCCTCTTTAATAACCACCTGCTCCTCTTCAACCGTTGGCACATCATCTGCTTTATCATAGTCTATAACGGGTGGAGTGAAGCCTATTTTCAACTCTTCAAGCTCCATATCATCAAACCCAGTTAGAAGCAGGTCAAAACCGTTCTCATAAAGGCTTGTAAGCTCTTTTAGTAGCACGTCCATATCAAACCCTGTATTAAGTGTTAGTTTGTTGTGTGCGATGATGTAGGCTCTCTTCTCGTCTTCACTAAGATGTGAAAGAACAATGGTTGGCACTTCATCCATCTCAAGCAATAGTGCAGCATCAAGCCGACCATGCCCCTCGATAATGATGTTGTTCTCATCAAGTGCTATTGGGTCATTAAACTTGTATTTTTTTATACTGTCTGCTATCTGTTGTATCTGCTCTGGTGGATGCTCTTTGGCATTTTGAGGGTATTTTTTTAGGTCTTTTGGGTTTTTGTAGACTATTTGCATTAGATAACCTCCGATAATCGCTTAAGCGTTCCAAAATAACCATAAACACAACCAACCATATAAACAATATCATACCATTGTGGGTCGTGAGAAACTCCTAATACTGCTTCAATAACCCACACCAAAAGAGCCATTATGGCAAATATAATAAACCAAAAAGTAAGAACTCTTTCAAACTTTCTTTCTGTTATTTTTATTACGAAATTATATATTTTTCTCATCTCTTCACTCCTAAAATTACAGGCATAGCCTTCGGTAACAACTCTTCAGGAATTGCTTGAGTTAAATTAATCACATACTCTCTATATTCCATATTCATAAAAGAGAGAAACCTCTCTTTACCTAAACCTCTACATAAATAATCATAAAAATTATTTAGAGCTGACTCTACAGCAGTCTCTCCAAGCTTATCGCTTATGGTAAAACTTAATTTTATAAGCTCTACTTCTGTTTTTATTAGTTCTTCTTTTAGTTCTTTTTCAAATATCATAAACTCAAATTCTCCATAACTTTCAAAGCTTCAGCATCAAGGATCAGCTTAATCTCATGAATCTCTGTTTTATTAATAAGCTTGTGAGCTATCCTGTTGCTTATGCTCATAACAGCATCACGAACAGTTCGAGAAATACCAAACTGCTCTTCTTTTACCTCCTCCACATCTACAAGCCGACCAATCTCTTTAAAATACTTCGCTCTCTCCAGCATACCTTGGTAAAAGATTTTAAATCTTTCTACTTCCCACTTTTCCATCGCTTCTATCTCTGGAGTCTGAATATCTGAAAGAGACAGCCCAAGCTCTTTGGCTTGTTGCTCCATCGCTCTCTCAAGTAACTGCTTCTCTTGTTTGTTTTTTTCATCTGCAGAAAGTGTTGGGTAAGAGGCAGGGTCAACATCGAAGATACTTGGAGAGCTATGAATAACAGGAGAACTTTTTTTTGGGATAAACTTATTATCAGCAGAAAGTTGTCCTGTACTTTTTAAAATTTTAAATGCATCATCTGTTTTTATTTTTTTATTAGTAAGATGAAGCGTACCATTCTTCACAAGGTTCCCAACAGTCTGTCTAGTCGTGCCAATCAACTCTGCAAATTTACTTTGAGTAAGTAACATAATAATTCTCCTTTCTGTCAAGTGTCAAGTGTTATTTTAATTTTGTCAAGGAGTTTCAAACGCCCAAAACCGTGCGTTTTCCACGCTCACAAGTGACCGTATAGGCGAAACTTTCCCCAAAGAACCTATTTTATTTTTGAAAGATAAAAATTATAATTTCTTTCAAATGTTTTAGGTAGATGTTGTTCTACTGTCTCGTACCCATCCTCTATGGTATCACTCTTAAACATCTGTGGTGCAGAGAGCGTGGTTAGCTTAGAGATTGGTAGTCGCTGACTCCCTTCTCTCTTAAATATCTGCTTACCCGTTGGACTAAACGCATGTTTAACTATCTTTCGCTTCTTCTTACGAAACACTTTAACCGTCACGCCCTTTCTCATTCCTCTCTTTGTTCTAACGTTCTTGGAACGTAGACCGAAACGAGAGAGAGAAAGTGGTGAAGAGCGAATAACAATAGTAAATTCTAATTCATTTTTATTCGCTCTGTTCTGCTTAATGTAGCTCTTAAGTGTAGAAGCCTTGATGTTGTACTCTTCTCGAACGTACTTGACGGTTTGAGTTCCAAAACGTCTACCCTCTTCGTTTAATGTTCGCACCGTTGCTTTAAGTGCTACTGCTGTGTCAAGCTGTTCTGCTAGAGTGTCAAAGCCTTTTGGATTGAATGTAAAATTCATCATCTATAAGCCCACCAAATAAAAGATTTAAACTCCTCACACACATCAAACTCTTCACCTACTACTCCCCTGGTTAACATACATAGCATTATCATCCCAGCAGGTTTATTTTTAATCTCATCGATATAGTGTTGCATAGGATGTATACGCTTTGCATAGAAACAGTTACGTTCCTGCTAAAATTACTATAAACCCAGTTATGTAAATTAATATATATTCCCATCATCCTAAGCCACACTCTCATCTAAGTCCAACAATCGAACTTTATCCTCTGCAAAGAACTTTGCAAAGCCTTCAGCACTCAATACCATCTCTTCACCATTATCAGCCAAGAATGATTCGCCAAGGTAAGAACCATCTACCCAGTTGCCATCTATAAACACAGATACTCTTTTAGTCGTATAATCTAAGTAAACAGAGTTCTTAAAGAATTTTTCTATACCACACTTTTTAACCACACTGTTATCGGAGAAGTAAAGTTTAATAGCTTTGCTCATCTCTCTGTAAGGCAATCTGTTAACCAGCTCTTTATAAGCAATAAATCCATCTTCTTTATTACCAGCATAAGAACCATTGAAAGCTCTAAATATAAAATACATATTTTCATAATCTCTGCGAAGCGTCTTATCATCATCATTAAAATTATATTCTTCGTTCTTTTGCTGTTCTTTAAGCGTTCTTTTAGTTTCTGTAAACTCCTTGTTTTCGGACTCTGTAGACGTTTTAAGCGTTCTTTCTTCGTTCTTTAAGCGTTCTTTTGGTTTTGAACCAGAGCTATTTTTAACCCTGGCACTGTTGCGTGAATTAACTAAGCTCCATGAAGCATAATACTTCTCAATCTGCAATGTAAACTCATCTATCCATTTAACTACGACACTGTTGCTCTTAGGCTTTATACTCTTACCACGCTCCCAGTTACCCCAACTCTTAGCATAGTATCTAATACTGTTAGGCTCACGCTCCTCAAGTGCAATAATCTGCAAATCATAGAAATACTCCATAAAAGCACGAGCCTTTTCAGACTCTCCATTTCGCTTTAACTCCCCGATGTAATCAGTCGGTAACTGTATGTAATGTATTTTCATCCTAAAACCCTTGGCATATCTATAGTATTATCAGCATCATTCAACGACGACCCATCATCCTCATACTCAATCTCAAAATGACTCTCATCAGTAAACTTAGTATACTTAGCATAGAACTTACACTTAGCAACACCTGTTGGACCAGTCTGATTTTTAGCAACAATTAACTCTGCATCAGTCACATCTGGTTCACGTTCATTTTGCCCCTTCTGATGATAGGCTTCTCTATGAGGTAAAATAACATGAGTCGCATCCTCTTCTATGGCTCCACTCTCTTTTAGGTCTCCTAGATTTGGCTTGTTCCCTACTCTGCTAACTGAGTCTCTATTGAGCTGAGTCAAAGCAATAGGAACCACACCCATCTCTTCACCGATGGCTTTCATTCCAGATGTAACCTCTCCTATCTCAAATCGACGAAACATAGGCTCTTTGTATTTAATCTTCCCGATATGATCTACAAACCAAACGGTAACATCTGGATTTTTTCTAAAAACTCTTTTAGCTTTAGATCTAAGCTCATTCCAGCTAACATTTTTTTTGTTATGAATGATAAGTGATTTCTTAATAAGCTCAAGAGCATGAGTGACAGCCTTAGTATCGTTTGGTCTACCCTTTTTTAAGCTCCAAATGGTCTCTCCACTTATAGTTGCAACTAAACGCATAATAAGTATATTGCTATCCATATCTAAAGATGAGAAAAGTATCTTCTCTCCATCTAAAATCATATTCGCTATCATGCTCGTAGCAAGAGCCGTCTTACCAACACTCGGTCTAGCACCGATGATACATAAGTCACCAGGATTAAGTATTACGTCTAACTTATCAAGTGAGCTGATACCTGTACTGATACCCACTATACCATTATGCTCTTTAGCCTTCTCAAGATAATCCATAAAATTATTACATGTCTCTTCTATGCTCTGCTCACCCTCTGTAGTATGTGCATCAATAGCATCAAGAGTACTCGAAGCAGTAGCAATAGCTTCATCAGAGCTTTTATCATCTTCGATAATCATTTTTTTAAGATTTATTCCAAGTGAAAATATTTTTCTACTCTTGCTGTATTCTATAATCTCATCTATATATGAATTATAGTTGCTTACAGGGTTAGCACTAAGAACATCAAGAAAAGCAAGTTCATCATAGTTCTTGCTCTTACTTAGTATACTTTGTAGAAAAGTTTCATCTATCGGTTTTCGCTCTCCCTCAAGCTTAAGCATCGCATCAAAAAGATGGCGATGGAAGGGAAGAAAGAAATCCTCAGACTTTAATTTAAAAGATATCTCTTCTAAACTCTCTGGTTCAAAAAGAACAGCAGAGAGAATGGATCTCTCTATATTTAGATTATAAAGTTGAATATCTGTAGGAGGATTATGCATACTCTCTCCTTATATCAACAGCTCTCTCTATCGCAACAGCTTCACTTATCTCGTTTACAATAGCTTCTAGAGCAAGTTCATAGTAGGCATCTGCTTTTCTGACATCTTCATCGGAGCGAATAAAAACATAAAAACTCTTTCTATTTACGCTTACTGTAATTACATCTAAATCTGTAAAAACAGAAACACTCCACCCGTCCTGGTTAACTATAGAAGCTTCGGTTAGCTCCTTAGCATACTCTATCATGTCTAGTTTTGTTGGTAGATTCATTATCTTAACCCTCCCAATCCAGCTTCAACCAGAAGCTCATCAACCATATGAGGGTAAAATTTAACAACCCCACCACCATGATGACTCGGAATGTTTTTTCCAAATTTAAATTCCAATATCTCCCAAAAAGGCTTAAAAACTTTTGGGTCTTTTTTAGAAGGTCGCCCCCTCTTATTTAAAATGCCTTTACTGTAAAGAATTGCGTTTAATTTAACAGCAGATAGCCCTGCTCTCTTTGCTACGTCTGTAGAAGTTAGTAAGTTGGCCATTATCTCAAACCTCCCACAAACAATAAAGCTCTGTCAATATTATTTATAGAGTGGTCAAACCCAAGAACTTTCACATCTAAAGAGAAAACGAAACGTACTGTCGCAAATCTGTCCTCTCTCCATCCATGTCTAAAAAACAAGATTTCTATCTTGTTTACATTCCCGTGAAACTCAAAGCATATTGTATGATTGATTGTTGTAAGGTTTTTTTCAACGCATAGTAGTATTAAGTTTTTGATTTTTTTAGAGTGAAGCTTTTGTTTTTTTGAACGGTTCATTATAATACCTCCATAACATCATCGCGACGAGCTGTGATTGGAGCAGTTTTGAAAACATTAAGCAGTATGAAGTCAAAATTTACACTGCGTTCCATTACATTCTTTAAGTGTCTGGTCTCACACACTAGGTTCCAAGTAGTATAAACACCATTAAATTTAGAAGCCAGCAAAGAGTGTCCATCTGGTACACCCTGCACTACCTTAAGTGCCACTTCTCCAACATTTGTAAAAATAAAAGTCTGATAAAAAACATAAAATTTCTTCATGCCAAATCCTTCTTAAGTTAAATTTGGTTAGAATGTGTCTCTTCTCAACACATACTAACCTTATGCAAGTCCCTCTAAAGAAACTTGCATAAGGTCATTCTAATCCCTCTCTAAATAATATTCATGATATTTCATACCATCCATCCTTCTACTCTTAACTGGAATCCCATAATTATTCATTAGCTCATTGCATCGCTGAACAACATTGTTAATAAAATTTTGATTTTGTAAATTTGTAGGTTTGTTGTCGTAGTCATCTATCACGTTGCCGTTATACAACGCTCTAAGCACCCAGTAGCGATGGCTATGCTTAATAATTTTACGATTTGTCTTAATATTTCGCACACTCTTAAAAAAGTCCTCAAAAGGGAGAGAATAGTCAAGAGTGCAAGATGACACATCATCTGTTCTGGACAATTTAGAAAAAGGAGTTGATGTTGAAGTCGATAGTTGATACATTATGTTGTATTCCTTTCTATTTTTTAATTTTTGTGATATTTAAAAATAGAAATAGAAGCCCCATGCGTTGGCACATCAAAGATATTTAAACTGCATGACAGACGCATGATGTTTATTTTGTAGTATGTTTTTTTATGTTGTTTGATTGTATGTTAAGAAGTGTTATTTTATGGTAGTAAGAGAGGGACTCGAACCCTCGACCTCCGGCTTATGAGGACGTGGATGAGGCATCGCTTAAATACCATAAAAACACTACTTAGTATACTAACTTTTATTAAAGCATGACGTTTGCACGTCAATTATGTGTTAAAATTCAATATCTCATTAACTTTTTTAATGCTTTCTTCATCTTTTATGAATTGAGCATAGTATTTTAAAAATGTAGCTTTATCTTTATGTCCAGCTTGATGACTTATAAAGTCAGGTTTAATACTTGCAGAGTATACCAGGCTTATTCCTGTATGTTTCAGCTCATACATTCCTTTGTATTTTATGCCTATCTTTTTAAGTAGAGGTTGAAAGTAGTTCTGATTGACGAACTTTGCATCAGAATAGTTCTCCCCTCCTCTTGGATTAGGGAAAAGCCAACTACTCTCTTTTGCCTCCAACTTGTAGGAACTTAGTATACTTAGTAATGTTGAAGGTATCTCTACTTTACGCTTACCAGTTTTTGGCTCTCTAAACTCACCACGTCGTATAGCACGGTTCACGTAGAGTATGCTTGTAGCGAAATCTATATCGTTCCATTTTAGAACAACCATCTCACCAGAGCGAAGCCAAAGTGTTGACTGAATCAAAATCCAAACGCTTAACCACGGTTCAGCATAGCTAACCATTTTTACAACTTCGTCCCTTGTGTAGATTTCATGTGGCTTCCTACTCCTGCTTCGTATATTAGAAGTAGCATCGACTGGATTGTCTCTCCTATATCCAAGTAGTATGCTGTGAGTGAAGAGGCGTTTTAAAATTCTCTTCACTCTTCGCATTAGATCAGGAGAGATAACTTTCAGTAAGTCTAATTGCCAACGCTCAATTGCTCCAGCTTCTATCTTTTTTATATCTTGCTCTTTTAGGAATGGTAAAATATATTTTTCTACTTTTGCTAATCTGTCTCTTGCTGTCTCAGCATTACAGTTAATGTTTATATATTGCAAGGCATCAAGATAAAAGTCTTCAAACTTAACGCTATCATGGAGCTGAATTCCGAGTTTCTTATAAAAGATTGGTCTAGCCTCTTCTTTTATAGTTTCCAGGTTTTCTGGAGTATAAATTAAGCCTGTACTTATTCGCTTATTTTTCTTTATACCGCTAATCTCCACAGAAGCCCTAAGCTTAATGTACGTTGTACCACTTCGCTCTTTTTCTAAATATATTGTTATTCCATCTTTTGATTTCATCATAAAGATATTATAAATATTTTTAACACATAACAACATAAAGAAATATTACTATTTCTATTTTTAAATATCACTAGCTGTAATTAGCTATTTGAACCATGCTAACATGGCTCAAATAAATGATTTTCTAAACTTAGTATACTAAGTTTAGGTGTTTAGCTTCACTTTCTTACTGTAAATCCTACCATTTTTTTTAAGATTCCCTAGCTTTTAGGTTGGATTTTTTTGTCAAAAGCTCCAAATGTGAGATTAAAATATAACTAACATCACATTTTGTGTGTGAAAAATAATAATAAAGATTATGTTTTTAAAAATTATTTTTATTTATTTTGTTTTGAAAATGTTTTTGTAGTTGTAGTTTAGTGTAATATTTCTTAAAATAAAATAAAATTGTTTCAATTTTAAAACTTTTATTTAGGTAGCAAAGATTTTTTAAACCAATTTATATCTTTCCATGCATAGATTGGTATGCCAAATTTTTCTTGAATTTGATATGCTTCATTTACACTTGGTGAAGAACCTTTTTTTAATAATCTATGTTTTGTAGATTTTAAAGTATTTGGATTTTGACTAGAAGATAAGAAGGAAGCAGTTTTATTTATTGATTCTTCAAACTCCCCTATTGTTTTTATTATTTTTGTATTTTCTGTTGTACCAACAAATTCTTTTATTTGCTTTATTGATAATTCCATTCTGTTAAGTTCGTTTATTATTTCCTCATTATTATTATTCATAATTGAATTATATCTTAATTTTTTTCAAATATAAAACTTTTTTTTCAAATATAAAACTTTTTTTAGTTTCTTTTTTAAATATTTTTTTTGAAAAATTAATTTTTTAAGTTGTA